CAGTCGCTGCAGCATCTGCTGTATTCCTCGTCTATCCTTTCGGTCAAGGTTCTTTCTCTGACGCTATGCCGCTCGGCATCTCTGGCACCTTCAACTACATGTTGGTCTTCCAAGCAGAGCACAACATCCTCATGCACCCCTTCCACATGCTTGGAGTCGCAGGTGTCTTTGGTGGGTCCCTGTTCTCTGCGATGCACGGTTCGCTGGTTACGTCGTCGCTCGTTCGTGAGACTACTGAAACCGAGTCTCAAAACTACGGTTACAAGTTCGGTCAAGAAGAAGAGACCTACAACATCGTTGCCGCTCATGGTTACTTTGGTCGTCTGATCTTCCAGTATGCTTCTTTCAACAATTCTCGCTCACTGCACTTCTTCCTCGCAGCATGGCCAGTTGTGGGCATCTGGTTTACCGCCCTCGGCGTCAGCACCATGGCATTCAACCTTAACGGATTCAACTTCAATCAATCCATTGTTGAGAGTCAAGGTCGTGTTCTGAACACCTGGGCAGACGTTCTCAACCGTGCTGGTCTGGGCATGGAAGTCATGCACGAGCGTAACGCTCACAACTTCCCTCTCGATCTTGCTGCTGCTGAAAGCACCCCTGTTGCTCTCACCGCACCTGCAATCGGTTGATCGGTTAGTATACAAACACATTGGGGGTCATCCGACCCCCTTTTTTAGTCTTTACTGGTTAAATAAATGGTAACATCGACACTACAACAACCAAGGAGGGAATGGTTTGATATCCTTGATGACTGGCTTAAACGGGATCGCTTTGTCTTTGTGGGTTGGTCTGGACTACTTCTTTTTCCCACTGCTTATCTTGCAATTGGTGGCTGGCTTACTGGCACTACGTTTGTCACAAGTTGGTACACCCACGGACTTGCAAGTAGTTACTTGGAGGGTGCTAACTTCCTTACAGCGGCTGTGTCAACGCCTGCTGACGCTATGGGTCATTCTCTTCTTCTACTTTGGGGTCCTGAAGCTCAAGGAGATTTCATCCGCTGGTGCCAACTTGGGGGACTCTGGGCTTTTGTGGCGCTCCACGGAGCCTTTGCTCTCATTGGTTTCATGCTTCGACAGTTTGAACTTGCTAGGTTAATTGGCATCCGTCCCTACAATGCGATTGCTTTCTCTGGTCCTATTGCTGTCTTCGTTAGTGTCTTTCTCATCTACCCTCTGGGTCAATCGAGTTGGTTTTTCGCTCCATCTTTTGGGGTCGCAGCAATCTTCCGATTCCTCCTCTTCCTTCAGGGATTCCACAACTGGACCTTGAACCCCTTCCACATGATGGGAGTTGCTGGTATACTAGGGGGAGCATTACTGTCAGCAATCCATGGTGTCACTGTTGAGAACACACTCTACCAAGATGGCGAACAAGCAAATACTTTCAAGGCATTCGATTCGACTCAAGAAGAAGAAACTTATTCTATGGTCACAGCGAACCGCTTCTGGAGTCAGATCTTTGGTATTGCCTTTAGTAATAAAAGGTGGCTTCACTTTTTTATGCTTTTTGTTCCTGTTATGGGTCTTTGGACAAGTAGCATCGGCATTATTGGTCTTGCTCTTAATCTTCGGGCTTATGATTTCGTAAGTCAAGAGATCAGAGCATCGGAAGACCCCGAGTTCGAGACGTTCTACACCAAGAACATTCTGCTGAATGAAGGTCTGCGTGCCTGGATGGCACCAGTGGATCAACCGCACGAGCAGTTTGTATTTCCAGAAGAAGTTCTTCCTAGAGGCAACGCACTCTAACTTTTAATAAGGACTTGTCTTATTAAAGGATACGTGATATACTAGGGGTCTTCGGACCCCTTTTTTAATGTCTTACGATCTGATCAAACCAAACGATCCTAGATACTTCACGCAGACCTGTGACAAACCATACGACAGGCATCGCTACAGGATTGTGTTCACCAATGGTCAGACAGAAATCTATGATGACTGGCAGGTAGCACACGCACGATGGTTCCAGTCTCCTGGGCAGTTCCTATCGCATATGGAAGTGGTTGATGTTAAACCGAAGAAGAAAAGTAAAGGAGGTTTTGCATGACCGAATACAATACCATGGAGTTGTTTCCGCTCTATATTCATTCTGCATATGATGATGAGTTTGACAACACTGACTTCATGGAATACTTTCAGAAGTGTAGAGACAAGTATCCATCTGAAACTGTGAGTAACATGGGTGGGTATCAGTCTGTGTCTGACATTCACCAGGACATTGACTTCATTCCTCTTGCCACTAGACTCTGGAAGATGATCAAACCATGTGCTGATGAAATTGCACAACAGTTTGCTCACAATGGGTTTGCTGATGTTGCATTGGAAATGGATAGCATGTGGTTTAATGTTAATGGACCAGGAAACTGGAACGTGACTCACACACATCCACATTGTTTTTATTCTGGTGTGATATGGATTGAAGCTCCTGAAAATTCTGGAGACTTGGTATTCAGATCTCCACATGAGCATCAGACCTATGGGTATGGAAGTAACGTACACTTCATAAAACCAGAGAAGGGTAGACTAATCATGTTCCCCTCTCATCTTCTGCACTTGGTAAAACCAAATGAAAGTGAGGAAGAACGCTATTCAATTTCGTTCAATCTAAAACTTAAAGTTCCAGTATGAAAATCGACATCTATACTATTCCTGGTTGCACTTACTGTGACAAGGTAAAGATTTTAATGAAACGTGCCAACCTAGAGTATAGTTCTTATGTGGTTGGGCAGGACATCCCAAGGGAGACCATGATCAAGCAGTACCCCTTGGCAAAAGGGTATCCATATGTTATTATAGATGGTGAACCAGTTGGAGGTCTTGCCCAAACAGCAAAGTATCTACTAGATCATGGTGTTGTTATCCCACGCAAGAAAAATGGATGATCTCCAGATAAATAAAGGTGTGGAGTTAATGCTTCGTAGGAGGGCGAAAGCACCCCCGCCGCCGAGTGAGCGGGGAATCAAGATCAATCACAGTTTAGCTCTCCTAAAAAAAGTATTTCAATTTAAGATTGAATTTACCTGGAGGGAGGAGAGCACTACCTAACAGGAGAAGAGCCATGACGACTGCAGTAATCCTAACCTTTTCGACAATCCTAATGTTTCTCTTTGGAATTGTCGGCGGTCTAATCGGATGGACAGCAAACGATTTTCTTTATGCTTACATGAATACACGATCAAATCTTCCACAGCATCCAGAAATGTATGATGATGAAGGTATGGTCGTCAACGAAGAACTCTTATCAGTACGTTTCGTAGACGAGGAGGATTCCGACGAGGATGGTTATTATTGATATGAATCAGGTTATGATTAGTAACCTGATGGCACAGATCAAACAAAGTGAATTGAATGAGAAACTGGTGAGACATATGGTGCTCACCAGTCTCCGTTCATACGAGAAACAATACACCGAAGACTATGGTGAAGTTGTTTTAGCATACGATAGCAGACACTACTGGCGTAAGGACATCTTTCCTTTCTACAAAGCAAGTAGAAAGAAAGCAAGAGCAGAATCATCTCACAACTGGACAGCAATCTTTGAAGTCCTAAACAAAATTAGAGATGAGATTCGAGAATACTTTCCTTACAAGGTAGTAGAAGTCCATGGTGCCGAAGCAGATGATGTAATCTCTACATTGTGCAAGAACAAAGGACCCAAGGACAGAATTCTTATTTTATCTGGGGATAAGGATTTCATTCAATTGCAGAAATACCCAGGAGTAAGGCAGTACAATCCAATCACAAAGAGACCTGTATCTCATGATGATCCTTGGCAATATATCAAGGAGCATGTGATGCGTGGGGACAAGTCAGATGGTATCCCTAACTTTCTATCTGATGATGATACGTTTGTTGTTGGTGTACGACAGAAACCTATTAGTCAAAAGAAAGTTGCCAAGTGGATCAACCAGGACCCAGCAGAGTTCTGTACTAGCACACAGCAACTGGCAAACTATCATCGCAATCAAAACTTGATTGACTTTGATTATGTTCCAGAAGAGATCGAGGAAAAAATTCTCGATGAATACAACTCCATAAATATCAGTGGAAAGAAAGTTCCCTTGGAATACTTCAAGGAACATCAACTGAATGATTTGTTGCAGGAATTCTTTTTTCGTAGTTCATCACCCTTTGATAAATGAAATTGTTAATCAATGAAGTGCTCCAAAAAGTGAGCAATGCGAAGACAAAACCAGAGAAGGTCAAACTTCTGAAGGAGTACAACACCAATGCACTTCGCTCGATTCTGATTGCAAACTTTGACGAGAGCATCGTCAGTCTGTTGCCACCAGGAGAGGTCCCCTACACCCCCAACGATGCCCCTGAAGGGACGGAACACACGGTTCTGGAGAAAGAGTACCGCAAGCTCTACCTCTTCTTCAAGGGCGGTAGCAGCACCCTCAAGCAGTCGAAGCGAGAGGAACTGTTCATTCAAATGTTAGAGGGTTTGTCTGAAGGAGAAGCAGAGGTTCTGATTCTGATCAAAGACAAGAAACTTGGTAAGCGTTGGAAGATCACCAAGGCGTGTGTGGAACAAGCGTTCCCCCAAATTCAGTGGGGGAGCCGCGCCTGATGGGGAAAGGAATTAAGATGATTCACCAAGACTGTGATCCCACTCTGTGTCAAGATCGCAGTCTTCCATACACCGCATACATGGTAGAGTATTCTCAAGACGGTATCACCAAGTTTGATATCGTGACTGCCAGTAAGAGAGTAGACATCTTCGATCATTACTGGGACCTGTATCGTAACGACTTTGTTACAATGGTACAAACTGAAGGCAGAGCAAACCCCAAGCTGTGGGTTGATCCTAACGCACCAAAAGAGAAGAAATAATAAATGTATCGGATGTTACAGTTGACAAAAGATATATAGTAATGCTATACTATAGCAATCGTTCATCTTATGTTCAGCATCCTGCTGGCATTGACCCTTGCCCATCATGATGACGGCAACCCTTATGGGTGGCACATGTCCTGTGAAAGGTTCCTCCAAAGACGAGTAGAGATCCAAGCAGATCCTCACCTAGACCTACGGTCGAAGTTGAATCTAATTGGGTATCTCAAGACAAAGGTGGAAGGTCAATGCGACGGGTTGTATACATAAGACGCAAGTAAGTCGCGGAACGGAGCGTTCACCCCATGTTTGAACTTCTATTGTATTCATCGATGGCATGTCCAGATGCTGATACATTATTGTTCAGGATCAGAAAAAACAGGATGGATCTACCGCCTGAAGTGGTGGTAGAATTAGTAGAGACCGTAAAGGAATCTGTACCAGAGTGTTTCGATGTTTGGGGCGCAAACGACTGAAGGAACGGGGATTAAACCACCCATTCTTTTAGGAGACCTACAATGAACACCCTTACTCTCATCAAGAAGCAGATCCAGAAGGCAGCTGCACTGCACGATGCACAGATCACCGCTACCGCATATCGTGGTGTCGAGTATGATCAGCGTTGCGTAGAAAGCAAAGAAGCTCATGGCACATTCTGCTATCGTGGTCGCACCTACGTTAAGTGATCGCCATGCCAGCACTACAATTAGTTGGAGTAACATCCCTAGGTTGTGCAGCATTCATCGCATTACTTTACGGCGAGCTCGTACTCCTGCAAAAACTGTAGGGGGAGAGATGCTGAAGATCAGATTTGAATATGATCTTCCAGACTATGACCCTGCCAAACACGATCCAGATAAAGTCTTTAGATTTTTGACTTATCGTGGTGTATCATATGCCAAGATGGTTTATCTAAAATCGCGAGGCAAGTCCATCTGGAACGTGAAGCAATAAAACTTAAGACGTTTGTGTGAAGAGAGGTCAAGTTACCTCTCTTTTTTTGTACTCACACATCGATTATAGTAAAATCTGCTACCAAATTCTCTATATAGTACAGCACTACATGGAGGTGTGACATGAACCAAACCCCCTCTCTATATCATGAGTACAATCGAATTGGAGGTGGAAATGCATACACTACTGTCACGCAGTCAGTTGGATGAGTGGAGACATCTAGAAGAAACAATGGATGATCTAGCAATAGAGAATCAGAAACTAGATGACTACTACGAATGCCTGATTGAATGTGACGCGCTGAATCAGACGCAATGTAAGAGAATCTGCAGACGTATCTTAATGTAAGACTGGGGGGGTTGCAAACCCCCTTTTTTTATGCTACTATATAATTAAAGGGAGGTTTTATGGACAGAGAAAGACTCAAATTAATCCACAAGAATCTTAAATCTTTGCTGAACGCCCTGGAAGCAGAGATCTATTCAGACCCCGAAGCATATACCAGACAACCAGACGTGTCCGCTGCCTATGCTAGGTATGATGACGACGATGATGGCTATGCAGACTAACCAATCTATGATATAATATGAAGAAGCTATCAAAAGTCAGGCGACTAAAGAAAGCGATGAAAAACATCAACACAATGACTCCTGAAGAAATTAATTCGGGAGTCAGTGATTTATATGATGCAATGCTTGAAGAAGCACTAATTAAAAACGCACAAAAACAGAAAGGATTTGGGTATGACATCAGTGAATCTCGTAAGCGTAACTCCAGAAGCGGAGAAGACGATGGGGTACGTAGCGAGGGTGAGCAATCCAGCGAACCAGGAGAACCCGAAGGTAGCGGGACTCCTTAAGTATTGCGTACAGCATCAGCACTGGTCTGTCTTTGAGCAGGCATACATGACGCTTGAGATAAATACAACACGCGGTGTGGCAGCTCAAGTGCTGCGTCACCGTTCGTTCACATATCAAGAGTTTTCCCAACGCTATGCAGATTCATCTCTGTTAGCAGACACAATCCCACTACCTGAACTGCGTCGTCAGGATACAAAGAATCGACAGAACTCTATCGATGACATTGATCCTTTCACCAAGCAAGAGTTCCAGATCAAAATGCAACAGCACTTTGCCGCTGGTATGAAACTCTACAAAGAGATGCTCGATGCGTCAATCGCAAAGGAGTGTGCTCGTTTTGTACTCCCACTCGCCGTGCCCACAAAAATCTACATGACAGGATCATGTAGGTCATGGATCCATTACATCGATCTTCGCTCGGCACATGGTACACAGAAAGAACACATGGACATTGCAGAAGGCGCACGTAAAATCTTTATCGAACAATTTCCTACAGTATCTGAAGCACTTGGATGGTTATGAAACTACTTACACTCGAAGATTATGAAAAGGCAGGCGAAAACTTCTGGCCGAAGTATCGTTACGTTGCCACTGAACTTGGTTCAGATGCGAGAGCAGAAGATGTTCTCAAAGTTATGGAAGCAATCGGTGGGGTTGCTTTGAAGGTGGCACTAGAAGAGAAACTTACAGGACCATTTGGATTCAACAAAAAGGAGAAAGAAGATGCCGACGTATCCAGTAATTCATAAGGAGACAGGGGAGAAGAAAGAACTCTCCATGACAATGAAAGAGTATTGTGAATGGAAGGAAGCCAACCCCGAGTGGGATAAAGATTGGCAAGCAGGTGTCGCTGGTGTCGGTGAAGCTGGTCACTGGAAAAATAAGATGAGCAAGACTCATCCTGGATGGAACGACATCATGACTCGTGCATCTAAAGTCCCTGGTTCAACTATTGAGTGGTAAAATATGCCTAGAGCAAGAAAGCGTAATCAACCTGACATTAATGGTATGTCTACAAAACAAATGAAAAGGAAGAAACCAATTAATTCTTCCTACCTCCTCCCTATCGAACCTCTCACAGATAACCAACGAGTTATGTTTGAAGAGTATGGTAAAGGACAAAACATCTATGCTTATGGGTGTGCTGGTACAGGTAAAACATTTGTTGCATTGTACCTTGCATTGCGCGATGTATTAGATGAGAACTCTCCCTATGATAAAGTTTATATCGTTAGATCCCTTGTCGCAACGAGGGAGATCGGGTTTCTACCAGGAACCCATGAGGATAAAGCATCTCTGTATCAGATTCCTTACAAAAACATGGTGAAATACATGTTCGAGATGCCTGATGACAACAGCTTTGAGATGCTGTATGAAAATCTGAAGGCACAGGAAACTGTATCGTTCTGGTCTACATCTTTCTTGCGTGGCACCACACTTGATAATGCTATTGTAATTATCGATGAGTGTCAGAATCTAAATTTCCACGAACTTGATTCAATCATGACACGTTGTGGTCAAGACACAAAGATCATGTTCTGTGGTGACGCTCGTCAGTCTGACTTGCAAAAGAGCAATGAACGCACAGGTATCGTTGACTTCCAACGTATCTTGCAAGACATGAGTGAGTTCTCTCTAGTTGAATACAACATCGAGGACATCGTTCGTTCTGGTCTAGTCAAATCCTATCTCATTAGTAAAATTAACCTGGGTCTTTAATGCATATCTTTAATCATGTGGGTGACATCTCGCCTATTGAAATGAAAGCAGAGATGATTGATGGAAAGAGATACTATCTCACTCCTACTGGTGGGAAGTATCCTTCTATCACCACAGTGATTAGTAACAATGCAAAGAAGCAAGCAGGTCTTGCCAAGTGGAGAGCACGGGTAGGTAAAGATAAAGCGCAAGCAAAGACTACTCGTGCAGCAGGTAGAGGCACACGGTATCATAAACTAGTTGAGGACTTCATCAACAACGAACTTGATACCACAAAGTACAAGGACATGCCACTACCATGGACGATGTTCCATTCTTCTCGTGAAATTCTTGAACGTATAAATAGGGTATACCTACAAGAGGCAGCATTATACTCTGACTATTTACAAATTGCAGGACGAGTGGACTGCATTGCAGAGTATGAAGGAGAACTTGCCATCATTGATTTCAAGACAGCAGAAGCACCAAAGAAGGAGCAATATCTTTACGACTATTTTGTACAAGAATGTGGCTACGCTTGTATGCTGCAGGAAGTATATGGTTTGTCGGTAAAGAAGTTGGTCACGATTGTTGCTTGTGAAAATGGTGACACTCAAGTGAAAGTGATGCCTCCTAAAAAAGAATATCTTATTAGGTTACAAGAGTACATCCGAGAATACCAGGACAAATATGCTAGACAAACTGGAGGATAAATTTATGACAGCTGCGAAATTTTCGCAGGAAGTTGAGAAGATTGCCTTTGATAACTCAATGAACTACATTGATGCAATCGTTTTTTACTGTGAAACCCATGAGATCGAGATCGAATCGGTCCCCAAACTTATTAGCAAACCACTTAAGGAAAAACTTAAGTACGATGCACAGAAACTGAACTACATTAAGAAAACTAGTCGAGCAAAACTACTATTGGTATGAGTGATTTCTTTCAATCCGAGATGGTCCGAGGTGACCTACAAGAACTTGCCAAACTGCAAGAGTATTGCATGAAGGCAGCAATGACATTCCCTGCACTGTCTCCCGATAGAAAGCTAGAATATTTCGATGTGTTACAGGAGATGATCGAGAAACAGAAAGTCTTTTATACTAGACTGAAGTTGTCCGATGATCCCGAGGCAACTGACATGGCAGAAAGCATTAAACAAGCTGCTGTCATGTTTGGAGCGTCCGAAAATGAGGACGCTGGTGTAGTGTTCGATGATCTGGTCGATAAGATCAAGGTCATGAGACAAACACTACTGGCAGAAGGGTCTTGACCCTGCCTTCTGCCTGTGTTATAATTCGTTCGTGACAGGGGTCACACAAGCCACATCCAACATCCAAAACATCCATGTCTAATTTCGCAGAACTTAAGCGCAAGTCCCAGAGCAACTTTGATTTCCTCCAGAAGGAACTTCAGAAGTCCACCAATGCAAACAGCAGCGGCGACGAACGACTCTGGAAGCCCGCACTTGACGCTTCTGGCAACGGTTACGCAGTCATCCGTTTCCTGCCAGCTCCCGAGAACGAGTCTCTCCCCTGGGCAAAGCTCTACAACCACGCCTTCCAAGGTCCTGGTGGTTGGTTGATCGACAACTGCCCCACCACTAAAGGTGAGCAGTGCCCTGTCTGTGCCGCAAACAACAAACTGTGGAACAGCGGTGTCGAAAGCGACAAGGAGGTCGCCCGCCAACGCAAGCGTAAACTCTCCTACTACAGCAACATCTATGTTGTTCGTGACTCTGCTAACCCAGAGAACGAAGGCAAAGTGTTCCTGTACAAGTACGGCAAGAAGATCCATGACAAGATCCTTGCTGCAATGCAACCCGAGTTCGATGATGAGACCCCTGTCAATCCTTTTGATCTGTGGGAAGGTGCTAACTTCAAACTGAAGATCCGCACCGTTGCTGGTTACTGGAACTACGATGCTTCCGAGTTCGCTGCACCTACTGCATTGAGTGCAGACGATGACGAGATGGAACAACTCTGGAAGCAAGCACACAGTCTGGAAGCATTCACTGCTGCCGATCAATTCAAATCCTATGATGAGATCGAGAGCCGCATGGGTGCTGTGCTCGGCACCTCTCGCCCTGTCCAACAGGCACAGCAAGAGGAAGATGAGGATCCGATCCCTACCACTGGTGGGTTCAACGCTCCTGACATCACCCCGTCTGCACCTAGTGTCTCTACCAATGAGACCGACGATGACGATGCCCTGTCCTACTTCCAGAAACTCGCTGAAGAATGAGGTGGACCTATGAGAGGGTCTGCTTGACCCTCTTGGTTATTGCAACATATTATGCACTACTTTTCAAGTAGATACGGGGGGTCAAACCCCCGTTTTTTTAAGCTTATTTGAGATGTAGTCAGAAGATTTACCGTAGGCATTCTTGCCTCGGAACTCTTCGATAAATCTACTGATCAGATCGTTCCTTAATGTATAGATGGTTCTTCTGTTATCATTCTCTCTTTGCTCATGCTCGAAGGCAGTGATCGCTCTACTCACAGAAGATCCTGGAACTGATAATGTATTGGTGCCGTCGAAGTAAGTGAACAAATCATTATAGAACTGTCTAGAGACACGCAGACCTGGTTCTAGTACAGTTACGAATCTATCTACAGATGAGAGGTCAGTCTTGATCTTTTGATTGACTCTGATCTCTCGTGTTTCGTAGTATAAGATCTCCGAGTATGGATCATCATACTTTTCTTCAGCGTATTTTCTCATCACATTATCTGACATTGGCCAGTTAAATTGTGGATCGATAAGGTTGTTCACTAGAACAATGATCCAGTCATACTCTGCTTTGCCATGCATTCTGTATGCTACTTGATCTAGACGCTCACCATCCTCTACGGTAGTCTGATCGTACAGCAATGCAAAGTCAAACACATCAGGATTCAACTGAAATCTTCTGAAGAAATTCTTTGCTACGATGAAGTCTGAAGAAGTAAACGGATAGTTTACTGGCTTTGTATCGTATTGAATGTCTGGGATTGATCTGAAATACATTAGAAGCTTGCTCCTTCGCTAGCAATCTCTTGAGAGAAGATAAGTTTGAGTTCTTTGAATGTAATCTTGAGTTCGGTTGCAACTGGAGCACCACCTTTGTACGCTGCCCACGCACCATCAGGTGTGTGATTGATATCGACACCAGTGATAGCACATGGTTTGTACTGTGTTATGTATTCATTTAGAGTTGAACCAGTCATAAAAGAAACTTGTACAATCTTTGGTAGAGTAATAAAGTTTCCGTTGCCTGGTTTTTTATCGGTCGGAGTGCCAGGTCCAATACCTTTACCAATAACCTCGCCTCCATAGGTAGGGAGCATTGCTCTCTTAAATGTTGTGCAGATTTGTTTGATCTGTTTGTTCTCATACTCACTTCTTGCTTGCATCTTGAATCGCAAACTGAATCCTCTCATTGTACTAGACTGATACATCATCTCGGTGTTTGGATTCAAGATAGTTCCACTGACACCACCGATAGCATCATTCAATTGAATGTTTTGCCCCATCCCGTCGTTGATGGCATTAACTGCCATTTTATATCCAGCAGACTTTAGAGCACCCGTGAGTGTTTCTGTTGCTCTACCATAACTTCCGTTGTCAATAACACCACTAGAACCAATCGTTCTTAAGACTTCTAGCGCACCGTTGCCGAATGATTTGCCCGTCCAGTCTGCGGCATACTGTCCACCCAGATCTTCTGGCATGTACATGATGATAGGTTTGTAGTAATCACCGTTCGCTGGTTGCATATTTACAGGGTCGATACTCTGTGAGTATGCGGTATATTTTACACCTAGATTACTATTTGCTGTTGTTCCTTGAGTTCCTCTATTCCCTCCGCTTGGTTTAAATGGAGGTAAGTAGTCATAGAATCTGAAAGATACGTAGTCACTGTCTGATGTGATACCCTGGTCTGCAGGATATCTCAATGAAGAAGTATCACCAAGAACTACTGCGGCTTGAGGACGGATAACATTTGTGCCTATAGATCCATTGGGATTATCAGTGTCTGGTACAATTGTTACAGGTGCTTGGGTAACTAGTGGATGATTTGTGCTACCACCAGTTCTAAATGCATCAGTTGCATTTTGATTATCTACAATAGGATCTAATTGTTCATCTGCTCGTGCTACAACTAAACCTTGTGCCTTCGCTTTTGTGTCGAGGAAGTTGATGTCATCTTGATTTGTTACTTCCACCCATTCCATGGTGTTGTCTAGATCTGCATCTACAAGACGTTTAACATAAAATTTTGGTGGAGCTGTCACACCACCATTGGGACCGATGCTCTGAACTACACCATACGTATTGAATACATCTTCTCCTTCGGATGCGAGTCCATCGCTAGGAGCTTGGATTCTTCCTAATGTTTGTACGTTTGCTGGCATTACGTCACCATTTCCTTGTCTGATTGTTTACCATAACCTTTAATGATACGTGTTGCTTTGATACGATCATTATATTTTGTTTCAGTCTCTTTCCATACAAGTTCTCTATCGTATGGTAGTTTGCCTGTACCTCTAGTCATGATAAAGTCTTCGACAGGTAAGAAGATAGAAGTCTCCCACTCATCTATGGCAAGATCTAGGAACTTACTTTCGCAGTGATTATAAAGATATTTATGCACCAATGTGCGAGGGATGTCAATCAATCCCTTCTCTAGTCTTTGTATGATCTTGACTCGTCTCTTTGGTTTGATGTAGTGTAGGTTTGCTCCGTAAAATCCTTCACCATCTTGTTTGATAACATACACTAGTGGAAACCTGTCGTAGTAAGGCAACCACTTTGAGATTGCTTTGTACTCAAAGAAATATAGGTGACCCTCTCTTACTTTCATGCGAAGTAAGTTCTCATCCTGCACCTGGTCACGCGCATCTCTTTTCTCTTGACGGATTAGTTTTTCTGGTGTCTCTACGAAGGTTGATGCTAGTTGTTTTACTTTACCCTTGTACCACGAGAGAGACTTCTTCTCTCCACCTGTAGCATCACTAACCTTCTCAAAGATAGTAGTATAGTTATTGGTTCCGAATCCTTTAGTGCTTCTTCTTGCCATTGTTCTTTATCCCTAGGTGATCTTCGGTGAGGATGATAAATTTCATCTGCCTGTCCTCACAGAAGTCCTCCGCCGCTTCCCATTTGGCGCGATTCTTAAGGTAAGTTAGAACTTCTTTCTTCCAAGCAGCTGTCTTTCGTTTTGGTTTCTCATTCGGTTTTTGTGTCTGTTTCTTTGGTTTCACTTCAACTAGGTACTTTGCTACCACGCCAGCTTTTGATCTGACTTTGATGTAGAAGTCGGGATAGTATCTGTGAACTCTCCCATCAGTAGGGCATCTGTAAGGAATGATTACTTCCTCACTACCCCACTCAATGATGTTTCCATTATGATCACAGAAGTCCATGAACTTACGCTCCCACAAACTGCGATAAATAATATTAGTGGGATTGCCCTTGTACTTCCGTGGGTAGGCTGGTTTATATTTTCCAGAGTAAGGCATAATGTTTCCGCACACCTTCCGTATCTATTTAGATGACTAGATCTATCAGTTCATTTATTAATACTATTGCTGCCAATGGTGGCATGTCAATGTCAAATAATTATGACGTTGAGTTTGATTTTTCTGGGATCAACGCTTTGGATACGGGGGAAGGTCAAGCAGCTAGCACCACAGTGCTGCAAACATTATCGGAGTTAGTTGAACCCTACAGTCCAGAGACTAGCACGTTTAAGTTACTCTGTGATGAGGCACAACTTCCTAACGTGCAGTCAGCAACAGGACAAATACAGGGTAGATACTTGGGTGAGAATCAGGTTTCATATCCTTACGCAAAGTTTTATACTGACCTGTCGCTTGGGTGGATGTGTGATGCTAACATGACACCACTTAAGTTCCTCACTGCATGGCATACATTTATCTTTGGTTACGCTGGTGGTGTTAACGATGCACACGACAAGATTCTTAATGCAGGAAAGGGTGTACCTCTAGCGACACTAAAGGGTGCTCAACCATTGCCTCTTAACAGAGCGATTAGACTCAACTATCCAAACACTTACCTAGCAAAGTGTAGGATCACCAAGACAGAGAAGAGTGCCTTCGCACCCAATGGTCGCGGTAGTATGATGTACATCCTAGAGGACATCTATCCATACTCTATCGATGCAGTGCCCATGTCCTATGGTACATCCCAGGTCACCAAGGTCACCGCTAATTTCTACTACAGCAAGCACACTGTAGTATATAATGACGTGCGAAAGATGAACTGAAATCGGAATTTTGTTTACCTGAATTCCGAAAAATTTTTCCCGCCAAAAATTGACTCAAAAAGTCGCGCTAAATAAATACACGATTTGAATTAATCTTCATGGCATTACCCAAGATTGGAGTCCCTACTTACGAACTGAAGTTACCTTCGACTGGGAAGACTATTAAATACAGACCATTCCTAGTCAAAGAAGAGAAGGTTCTCCTGCTAGCGTTTGAGTCTGGAGTAGAGAAAGAAGTTGTTACTGCGGTAAAATCTATCCTGAAGAGTTGCATTCTCTCCAGACTTAAAGTAGATGACCTACCGTCGTTTGACCTGGAGTATCTATTCCTCAAGATCAGAGGTGCTGCTGTGGGTGAAGACATTGAACTCACTGTCACCTGCACAGATGACAATGAAACTACTACAACTGCGAACATCAATATCGATGACGTGATTGTAGATAAACCAGAGGGTCATACCAATAAGATCATGCTGGACGAGGAGTCTGGTATTGTGATGAGGT